CAAAGGGCCTTGGAAAGATACCGTATCTAACTTATCCAAACGATTAAGTACGGTTTGGAAGATTCGCAACCTTGAAGGATATACTATTGATGAATGTCTTCGTGCGGCACGGCAATATACTGCTCAATTTGAAAACGACAGGAAGTATATGAAAATCCTGAAGAAGTTCATCTTGACGCAGAGTACGATTACCGAGCCGGATGGAAGAATTCGTATTGTCAATGAATCAAAGTTCGCAGATATCCTGGAGAGTCTTCCCAGGTTTGTGCCTGATGAATCTTCTGATGTCACCGAGCTATCTCTATTTGAGCAAGGAGAATTAATATGATTACTGGCACAAATAACTCTTTCGGTATATCCGAGAAAGAGATGGCTGTATTTGCTGACCATATCAACGATACTGATTCTACATCCGGTGTCATCCAGAACCTGGAGAAGCGCAGGCAGAATGTCATCAATGGTGGTGTGAACTGTATTCCCCTGCCCTTTGAGAGGTTTCGCAGTGAGATACCAGGCATTGAACAGTCTCAGTATGTGTTAGTTACAGCAAATGCCAAGGTTGGTAAGACTAATTATGCGGATTTTGTGTATGTGTTCCATGTCCTTGATTATTGTTTCGAGAATCAAGACAAGTGCTCGGCACATATCATTTATTTCTCTTTGGAGGAATCCGTACAGAAGGTTATTGAGAGATATATGTCCTATCTCCTGTATAAGCTCGATGGTATACGATTGTCTCCTGCTGACTTGCGTTCTACATCTTTGGATTATCCCGTACCGCAAGAAGCATTAGATAAACTGAAGAGTGAACCGTATCAAGAGAGATTACGCTTCTTCGAGAAATGTGTGCAGTTTGAGACGGAAGATACCAATCCTACGGGTATTCTTCGTGTGTGTGAACGCTATGCAAAATCTGTGGGGACATATAAGTCACATAAGATAGAATCCAATGGCAATTCCTTTAAGGAAGTAGAAGTCTTTGATTCATATGTTCCTGATGATCCGAATCATTATAAGATTGTGCTCATTGACCATATTGGCTTGGTAGATAAGGAACAGGGATTCAAGACAAAGGATGCCATCGATAAGATGTCGGAGTATTTCGTCAAGTATCTCCGCAATCGTTATCAGTTTACCTGTGTGGCTATCCAGCAGCAGGCATCTGAATCTGAAGGTCTGGAAGCATATAAACAGAAGCGTATGACACCTACTGCCGCTACTCTTGGGGACAGTAAATATACAGCCAGAGATTGTGATATCGCCGTAGGCATCTTCGATCCATCCAAGTTCGGATTACAGACACATTTGGGTTATAAAATTCAGGATACAGATAATGTGGGTTTGCGTAACTATGGACGGTTTCTTTATGTCTTGGCAAATCGTAATGGAGAAATGGGCGGTATCTGTCCCTTATTCTTCGATGGGGCCGTCTGTGATTTCGAGGAATTGCCCAGACCGGATGACATCAATGCTGTATCACAGTATTATGCCAGAGCACAGAATATCAAGTCGTACAGACAACAGCGCAAGCTGACTACACTAACATTACTAAACTTCATTAAAAAACAATTTAGACAATAATGGCAAAAGAAATAATACTTCCGACTGAACGAAGAAAAGCACAGAATTATAATCCTCGCTTGCTCGTTTTGTTCGGTCTTCCTAAAAGCGGTAAGTCCTCTTGTGTCGCCAGTCTGGATGATAATCTCATCATAGACCTGGAAGATGGCTATCGTGCACTGGATGTCATGGTAGTTCAGGCAAAAGATATCTATGACATCTTCGCTATTAAGATGGCTATCGAGAATAAGATTAAGGAGACCGGTAAGAAACCTTATCGCTATATTACCATCGACAATGCCACTCGTCTAGAAGAGATGTCTCTTATCTATGCCGCAGCCTTGTATCGCAAGACTCCTATGGGACAGTCCTGGGGTTTGCTCAGGGATAAGAATAACAATGTCGTCAAAAAAGACGGTAAAGTTGTTCCCGACCCGAAGGCAGATGTAAGAACGCTTCCTAATGGTTCAGGCTATTTCTATCTTAGAAATGCCCTGAAGGAAGTTATCCATATGTTCCAGCCGTTATGTGAAACGCTGATTCTTGTTTGTCATGTAAAGGATAAGCAAGTGCAGCTCAATGGCGAGGAGAGTTCCAAGCTTGTTGTAGACCTGGCAGGTAAACTCGGTGATATCATCTGTGGTGAAGCGGATGCTGTCGGTTTTGTCTATCGGGAAGGCAACAAGACCTATATCTCTTTCGAGGGCGGTGCTGGTGATATCCGTGAAGCACGACCTATGCATCTTCGAGGTAAACAGTTCCTTGTTGGTGAATCTGATGAGAATAATAACCTGAAGATGAATATGGCTAACATCTTTGTTTATGGATCGTAATACTCTCCAAGAACAGGCGGCAAAACGACTGGACCTCACTCATCGGCTCATCTGTCAGTGGGCCACGGGTGTCGGGAAAAGCTCGGTATTGCTGAAGTTCTTGCGTGACCATCCGGGAATGGACTGTCTGATACTCGTGCCAGAGCAGAATAACATTCAGAATTGGATGGATGAGTTCTCCAAGTTCGGTGCGCCCATGGGGTTGGTGAGGATAGCCTGCTATGCCTCTCTACACAAGTATGAGAATACCGCATGGGATATAGTTTGTTACGACGAGGCGCCCCATTTCGATACAGAAAAGCGAAAGACTATTTGTCGCTCCATCCGTGCCAAATATGTTCTCGCCCTTGGTGCTGTCATAGACAAAGACGAGACTGAAGCGTTGGAGAGTGTCTATGGGCATTTCGAGCGCTCATGGGTGTCGTTCTCCAAGGCCATCGAATGGGGTATCCTGCCCCCGCCGGAAGTACATATCATCCATATGCAACTGGACGACAGTAAAAGGATTCATTGGTATAAAGGCTCACAATATACAGATAAGGGATATTATGATTTGCTAGAAGGTAAAGTCAAGAAGACCGTATCCGAATATGATGCCCACCCCAATGCCCTTACAAAGAACAGGATGTTACAGGCAGGCAATGCGAGGAGGAAGTTTCTTGGTCAGCTAAAGGATGAAGCCGCCCTTATTGTGCGTCACGAACTAGAACTAAAGGGTAAGCGTTTTTTATGTTTTTGTTCTTCTATCAAGCAAGCAGAGATGTTGGGTAGCGAGTATGCTTTCACATCCAAGACACCTGTATCGATGCGCCTGTTGGAGAGATTTAACAATCATGAGATAGACCAGCTTTATGTAGTCGGTAAACTCATCGAAGGACAGAACCTGAACGACATCGAATGTGGCGTTATAGTCCAGCTCGGCGGAACTTCAAGAATCACCGTACAGGAGGCTGGACGCATCATGAGGGCGAAAAAACCGGTTATTTATATTCCCGTATTTGACGGTACGCAAGACGATAAATTTCTGTATACCGTAACCAGCAATATATCAGAACAGTACATTAAGCATGTAAATTTATAAACAGTTTGTTAAATTATTATTACCAAGTACATTATGGCAGAAAAAACAGTTTCTTGTCTTATCGACGACCTTATCGAAACGCTGTCGCAGACAAAAGCATCCCTTCAGGAAAGGCTTGCGCAGCTTGAAGAAGAATATAAACGGATGCTGGAAGAAGCGGAAAAGACGCTGAAAGACCAGCTCGAACAGACGACTATACAGTATGATTATTGGGTAGCCGCAAGGGACAACAGCCCTGTACCCATCAAAAAACCTCGGCGTAAACGCAAGGAGAAAGAAGAAGTTCCGATCAGTCCTGAAGAGGAGACTAAAGTCGTGGATACCATCTATCCTGAGAACAATGAGACGCCTGAAGAAGAACAGGCGGTTGAAGAACCCATTCAGGAAGAAACCGCATCTCTTGAAGACTTGTTCTCTGGTTCTGGTGATGTAGAAGCAACACCGGAAGAAACAGCGGAAGAATCTGTCGAGAAATGGGCAGAAGAAGATGTTGTCGAAGAAGAGCCCAAGCCGATGGATTTCGATGATTGGGAAGAACCCGAAGAATGGAAATAAAAACAAATAAAAAATAAAGATTATGATTGAGAATACCAATGCAAGCAAAGAGCCGTCCAATGGCGAGTATGTAGACTATAAGAAGTTCATCGGTGCAGCTAACATCAAAGTCAAGGCCATTAATCCAACCAATGACTGGCTGCGTGAGAAAGGCTGGCAGATTCCGGAAGGTGCAGACGAACCCAAATATCAGTTCCAGAAAGAACGCGATGGCAAAACGGTCAAGTATTTCCGCGTGCGCTTTGTCGTGGAGATTCAGAACCTGGATGACAAGCCGCTTGTGTTCCTGGATTTCCTGTGCAGTCCTGATGTCCGTCTGAATAAAGACGGCGATAAAGCTCAGATTATTGACTGGTTTGTCCGTACCGCATGGGCTACTAAGGACGACATCAAGAACAAGCGTGTGCCGCAGTATACCAATGGTTCCGCGAATATTTCCATGCCGTACAAGATGTGTCATCAGGGCGAGGAGACATTGCTTGTGTTCCTGCATCGCCTGTTGAATGTCACCGCCATGTCCGAATTCAATCGTGCTACCCAGAAGTATGAGCCTACGAAGAATCCGGGACGCATCAGCTTTGATGACTGGGCTAAGATTGCTGAAGGTAACAACAAGGAAATTGCTGAGATGCTCTCCGAGCGTCCTGACAATACCGTGATGGTTATCCTCGGTGTCCAGACTACGCCGGACAATAAGACCTATCAGACTTTCCTGAATTATGGTGACATCCAACATG